GTAACCAATTTTCTACCAGCTATATTACATACCCAACAATGCCAATGTTGTGATATAGTATTAACTTCTAATTTTTTCTTTTGGGTATGACAGAATGGGCAATGGTATGCTACATTGTTATTGTTTGTAGATTTACCTGTTCCTAATACAGTATTTATTAATGTACGTAATTTAAAGTCTTTCATTTAAACTAATATAACAAAAATATCTCGAATAACCTAATCTTTTTCAGAAAACCATGATTCCGGAATTAACTTTTCTGCCCACGGAATTCCATGTTTATCACAATAAGATCCATATGTGGTTTTTGAACCTTTTCGTATTTTTGTTTTACCTGACATGAATACCATTCTTATATCTAATTCAGGATGTTGCTTTTTTATAAGTAAATGCTTTTTTCTATCTTCTGCAACCCATCTTCCTTTAGTTTCAACTAATATTCCATTCGGTAAAGTAAAATCAATTGTATACGTATGTTTAGTTTCTGGTCTAATATATGGTATTACAGTTGTTTCATATTCAAATGCAATTTTTGATTCTTTTAATTGGTTTGATACTGTATGTTCAAATCCGCTTCGGTAACCATGTTTAATTGCATTTGACCGTAATTTGCTTTTATTTCTCCATGCCATAACTTGTTCTTTTATATAAATATGTTAATAGTCCCAACGAACCACAAAATTCATGTCTATATCATCTCGTTTTTGTATTGGTTGTGATAATTTACCAACTGCCACCATTTCCATTTTATCATTATATAAACCAATTGTTGTTATATATGGACTCATAGTACCAGATATAAAGCCAGGATGTATTAAATCTCCTGGACCATTAGATGCTAGGTAATCATTAGTTGATTCTTGGCCATCTGGTGGATTATATGTTGCGGTTGGATTCATTGATACATTACATGCATCCTTTGGTACTTGTACAAATACCTCATTTTCATAAATAGTATGAGTACCTTTATATCCAATACTAAATGAACCTGTTAAAGCTCCTTCGTATTTTGGTGATGGTGATGATATTATAATATGTCCATTACGATAAAATACATTTCCTATAGTATTTGTCTGATATACACTGGATGAATTATAGTCTGTATTAGCTAATGATAAAATCTGGTCTGCTGCTAATCCATATTTATAATATCTAAGTTCTGCCATACTACCAGAATATCTTGCAAAGTTACTATTGGTTTGTTTTCCACCAAATGTTAAATTACGTTCATTTTTTGTTGGACCAGTTAAAGCAGTACTTGATGCTTCTTTTACGCCATCAATCCATAATTGCATTTCACTTCCTGATCGTTGCGCGACAATATGATGTGATCCTGTACATTGAGTTGTTGAGGAAATTCCTACAGATCTATCCTCTCCTCCTATTCCAAAATTTATTTTTCCATTTGTCAATACATTTGTTTGATTATTATAAATTTTTATATGGTATGGAAATTTACTAATATTCGTTTGAACAGTACGAGTCTTTATCCGTTTATCATTATTATCATAATACTCCTCTCTAAGAATTGTATCTTTCCTGATTATAGAATTATAATTAGTCGATTGATTTGATTGTGATATAGGTGCATGTATCCAGAAAGACCATGCAAAATTATCTCCAGCTCCTGGATTAAACTCTTTATGATTTACTGTTTCAATAAAGCTGGTTTGGCCGTTGAAGCCTCCTTGTAATCCAGAATTTATTATTTTTGTACCAGTCGTTTTAATTCCTTTACCAATATCAACATCAGTAACAGTTGATCCGTATTCTGGTGTAAATGTATTACTTAAAAAATTCATGGAACCATTTATGTTTCCATAATTATTATCATTTTGCCTAAATTCGTTATTAAATGTCCAATGGGCACTTAACTTTCTTTTATCTGCAAAACTAGCAGAATCAATTGACGAATCTATTAGATTTCCTTTAGCATCATCATATGCAGACCATCCAATATCTTCAACATGTACAGATCCTGCTTTAACTTGTTCACCACATTCAAAATATGGAATAGAAAATAATGAAGCAGTTAAAAATAAAAATTTATTTGTTGTTCGTCGATTTGAATGTTCAAATGTGCGTGCCGGATCATATGGATATCTATAATATCTATGATCTATATGATTCCATACCATATACTGATTAGTACCATCACGATTAATTGGATCATCAGCTGCTATTGCAGCTCCTATTGATGGAGTATATTTTTGATGTTGTCCAGCAAAAAGACTATAACCACTACCTGTTAAAGCGACATTATATTGTTTGAATGCCTTAAATGATGTTCGTCTAAAATCGCCGGATTGGATTGACCTAAATACTGTTGGAATTGTTGGCATATCATATTGCTATTTTATCTTAAAAGTCTAATTTAACTTTAATTAATGCTTCTCTTGTAAAAGATTTTAATAAAGGCTGACTCAATTTTGCAACTGCTAATAATTCTTTTCTCTCATTATACATTCCAATTGTTGTAATATATACTTGAGGATCAAATACAAATGTACTAAATGCTAATTGGCCTAATGAACCTGTTATAAATGATGGATTGTTAGAATAATTATATTCTGCATTTTTTAATCGTACAAAGTAATAAGTTGATTTAACTGCTTCTGATGACCTTGCTTGTAACCCATATGTATTTGGAAATACAGAATGTGATCCTGACATTGCACGGAACAAACGAGATATATGATTTCTTTCAGGAACTCCAGATGTAACTACTGTAGCAAATGCAGCTCCTCCTTTATTTCCTACTGCCTCATCTAATTTATCTCCATTAAGAATTACAATTCCATGTTGAGGATATAATAATCCAAAATTTACTGGAGCAGATGAATTATGTATTACTGTTCCTGTATCAATTGAACCTGATACAATATTATAAATTAATCCTGCTTCTCCTACTGTTCCTGCTACTGATGAATCATCAATCAATCTGATAAAATTACCTGGCGTTGCTGTAGCAGCTGGAGCAGTTGCTAAATTAATTTCTAAATTACCTGGATCAATCTTTTCTCTATAACGAGCTCTATTAAAATTAATAATATAAATAGAATCAGAATCAGTACCACCGAATGTAAATTTCTTATCATTTGGAGGTAGTAATATTTGAGCATATTGTTTATAAATTGCTCTTGAAGGTGTATCATTATTTAAATTTCCGGTAGTATCTTTTGAGCCTGAACCTGCATAATGTCCATATGCCAAACTTAATTGTTCTACAGAAGTTACATCAGATACATCTTTGTTATGTACATCAGTAAAATATGATTGCTGTGCAGCGGTTAGACCTGATTGCGTAAAGTAACCTTTTAATGTACCTACATTACCAGTAAATATTCCTCTTGTAACTGTTTCTTGATTATTTGGTAATATATCATCTACAGGATCAAAAGATGTAAATATTCTTCCTAGCCTTGCTCTACGATTAGCTAACTCACGTTGTCTAATAATATTGTTGGCCAAGTTTTGAGCTAATGCCATTACTTGCTGGGATGCAGCTCCTCCACCTCTTACTGGTGATGTTTGTTGTGATCTCCCTGGTGATGCCATTCGGCTTGACCTGTTATAAAAATTTCCTCTTACTGCCATTTATTTATTCCCTTTTAACTTCCTTGAATAGTAGGAGCTGCCATTGTAGTTGCAACTGTTAAACGTTTAGCCGTTACTGTAATGCTAACTCTACCTCCCGTCTCATTTCCTATTATTAATATTGTCGCTGACTTATCAGCAATTAATTGTTCTTTAGCTACTATTTCAAATTCAAATCCAGTCACTGTTATTGATTGAGCTGCTTCTGTATCACCAATAAATTGTGGTACAGATGCTTGGCCTCTTGTTGATTTTGTAGCTCTAATTGATGCTACATCTGAATCTGATAATATTGCTGTATAACCAAATTGTCTATTCCCTCCTTGGAAGTTAACAGTTTGAGGTTGAACAATTGTACTTTCTCCAGACTCTAAATTCAGACTAGTAAATGCAACACGTACAACAGGTATCCTTGCAGATCCTTTTGGTAATGTTACTAATTTATATTTTAGCATTTGAGTTTCATCTGCTAATGCTTCTACGATAGGCATGTTCTCAATTGATGCTCCATAATATGCAGTACCCAATGGATGTTCTGTATTATATAAGTCGTAATCGACTTCGTCATCTGCTAATGCAAAATGAGTAATTTTAAACTCATCTCTACCTCTAGCTAATAATTCTCTACCTTTTTTGGTTAGAATTGCATCTACTGTAATTGAACTGTTATCTAAGTATCCCATAGTTATTCCCTTATTCTTTTAAATAAATATACACATACCTTGAATTCAAGGTATTTACTGAACATCTAAATTACCTAATCTTCTATTTTGTGTATACACTAATTGATTTGCATTTACTTCAAACACTTCTATGACAGGTTTGAATCCTAATGCTGGAATAGTTGATTGCTCATTTATCCCTGGTGATGTAATTTTACATCCTAAAAATCGTTGGTTTTGTATATCAATTGGCACAAATCTATTTGGTGCTGGTATTAAACTTTGGCTCCAATAATTATGTAATGATTCACTCACAATTCTGTTTGCAGTATTTCCTGCTTTAGTTAAATATTGAGATGAAGAATGATAATGAAAAATTTGATACATATCTCCATCTAAACTTTTTCTATGGTTATCAATAGCACTCCCAGTAGGCGATGTTACTAATATATGCTGAGACATTGTAACCTCTTGAGGTAATGATAATGAAACGGCTGCAGCATAATCTACTTTATATGGAAAATTAATTGATACATGTCTATACTCTGTTCCATTATATACATTATTATCAGCAACAAGTACGGATGAATGAGAATTTCCTTCTATATCTTTTGATGATGATCCTGGTAAGAAGGCTGTATATTCATATTGCCAATATCCACTAGATGAGTCCATATTAACAACATCTGAACTTATATATTTATATGGCATGTCAATTGATGCTGATATTGGGACTATTGATCCAGATAATAAAGAGTCTCCAATTGGATTTGTATTTTCAAATATATCCATATATTGGATACTAGCCGAATACATTGGTTCTGATTTAACAGGTTGATTATATATTTTTACTTTTGACCTTTCTAATGCATGAGGTTCAATAATCAAACCAGTTGCGACTTCTGTACGAGCCGGTATCAATTGTTTTATTTGGCTAAATAAAGAAAAATCATATAATGAAAATATTCGTATATACGCATTTATATCATTTTGTCTACTATACTTTTTCCAATAGTTAGCTGAGAATTTATGTAAATCTACATACGATGTCTCAAACTCATGTGATGGATCACCAACATAATCATCTAACTCTACATCACCAACATGATTAAAAATATCTTTATTAATCTGGTCAGCCATGGAATAGAACAAGCCTAATCGATTTGAATCTACAGGTGCATAATCATATGATGATCGTTCTGATGTAGATGTTACTGATAATGGTCGTATTAATTCGTTAGATTCTAATCTAATTTTTTGTGATCTAGGATTATTTCCTCCTAATGAAATTCCTTGTATATAATATGTTTCTTCAACTGTTTCATAATTTCCACGAGCTGCATTTGTTGGAGTATCAAATCCTGATGCGGTTGCAAATGTATTCCACCCATCTGTTACAGGTAAAGAAAAATCTAATATTTTTTGATTTGGATGTGATGATGATACATATAATCCTGATCCTTCATGCCTTCCAACTGCTTTTAAATCTGTACCTAATGGGTAATGTTTTATTAATGTATCAAATGATGCTGACGGATGTAATGATGATACATATGATGTTGGATTCAATGTATGATAACCAAATGATTCATCAGTTACTTCTTCTAACCACTGTCTATACTCTTGAACTGATCCAGAAAATACGGTTGGAAATGTTCCATGAAGACCACTTGTATTGGTCACTGCTGTTGGATAACTACTTGCAAGTGATCCAAATGATGCTGTTAATGCAGCCTTTACACCATTTTGTAATGTGCCTGATGATCCAGTTGATCCGCCAATTAATATTCTCCGAGATTCATGGTTGTTACCCCACCTAACATGATGACTACCAGTTGATGGTGTTAATGCTAAACTTGATGAATGTATTATTTTTCCTGTTATATAATCTGATGCTTGCTGTACCTTTACTTTATAGGTGGTATCTATGTTTGAACCTGTATTAAAATGAGTACCTGGTGTTGTATACCCGACACTCAAGTTCCAAAAATTTCCATCATATATTGGAATATATTGGGTCATGGATGCTGATGCACCACCTGTTGCATCCGAGGCCATTGAAAAGTGCACTCTACCATAATTTGTACTTCCTGAATATGATGCTGTATGTTGTATTGCTACATGCCAATTAGGAGCTTCAAGGCCTCCTGCTGCAGGAACATATGCATTTGAAAGTAATAACATATCTTGTTTCATTCCTGGCTTAAATCGTATTTCATGTGTCTGTATAGGATATTCGGCATTAACTGTACCATTTACTCCGGCTTTGTCTTGTGCATATGAATATGGAACATCTAATCTAGCTCCTGGATTCAATTTTAATGCGTACGAAAATCGATCTTCAATTAATGCTGGTACATCTCCTGAAACTTTTGGTCCTCCATATTCTCTAATACTTAACATAGATTGAGGAATTCCATATGTATTCATTAAGGCCTTAATTCCTCTTGTAGTACCTTTTGTTTTTAATAGGTATGGTAAGTTATTAACAATTCTACGCCATACTTCAGTTGTAATATCCTCATCTGATTTTGAAAATAATGTTCCTGTTGTTTTATATTCTCCTGAACCCGATTTTCCTAAAGCATATTGCCATAATTGTGATGCCTGATTTCCATTTGCTAGAGACCAACCCATTCCTTTTGCGGCATCATATAATAAATGTTTATTAACTCCTAATTCAGGATGTTCTTCTCCTATAGGCCTTTTGGTTAAAGCTTTAATATAGCTATAAAAAATATCAAAATGATGTGACATCATATCAATAAACATTACATATTGTGAATTATTTGGATCTTCTTGTATATGAGTTGGTATAGTATTCCTTAATTGATCTCCATTCTCTTGATCATATAAAGATGCTGATGCAAGTGTTCCGTTATACCATGAAGTTGCAATTGAAGATGTTGAGTGGTGTAATATATATCCACCACCTTGGATATATTTTGGATATGGTTGTAAAGAATAACCCTCTGCTCCTATAAATCCACCATTTGATCTAATATTAACTCCGGGTCTATCATACTCATCAAAATGAGAAAATAAACTAGATGTTTGATCATTATAACACCATCTTTCAAATCCATCTAGGCCTCCAATTACATTATTCTTATTACGAGTATTTTTACCAATATTTCCTTGTAAAGATCCTGTATCATCTCCTAATGCTAATCCTAAAGTTCCAATTTGAGTTTCGTAATATTCAATTAACTGTAATTTATATCTAAAATTAATTACTCTTTCTTCTGCAGATGAATAATGTACCCAATTTTGAAATCCACTATAATCTATTGCAGGTGCGGATGAGTAATCATTTGGTCCTTCATAACTTGGACCTACTCCAAATGATCCTGAAAATAATTTATCTATTATTTGCTGGCTAGTTGCTGCAGTAGTTCCTAATAAATCATTCCATGTCCTAAAATCTGTTTCTGTAACTGTACTATAATCGGCATCTGCGGTCCAATTTGGTCCGGACATTATATTAGTTGGTGACGGAATTGGTGCAACATTAATATCAACATTATCAATAAATGAATCGGCTAGTTCTTCTACAAACCATAAAGTCCGTTTTTCATTAATGTTCATAGGTAATTTTTTGTATAACCTTATAACAAATTCATTACCTTCTCCCCATTCTTTTTGATTAATAATTTTATAAACTTGATTTTGTCCAAGATTAATAGCTATATCATCACTAGATGGTCGTTCTTCTGTACCAATTTCATTACCCGCATCATCATATATTATATCAATATAAGAATCTCGTCCAAATTTATCTAAATACGATTTAATAAGATCGGCTTGAGCTCCTTTATCCACACCAGCTGGTAAATTTGCTGATACTTTAACTTCACGTCTATCAGGTGAAATTTCAGTTATATAAAACTCTGGATCTTCTGGGTTTCCTAATAATGGTCTATGTACGTTTACAACAATTTCAAATAATCCACGCGTTAATTCATATTCATTTAATGCTGCATAATAATCAATATGCATTTTACTGCCTTTAACAACAAATGAATCTGTTGGTCCACCTGTAATATAATCAGCTGATGGCGTATATGCATGTATTTCAACAAATGGTGTATCTGTTGGTGAAATTGCATTTGAGTCTAGTTTAAGTAATTTCTGATCTTCTTCGTTCCAGACAATACCTCTCACCATACCATTAGTATCTAATATTTCTTCTTTATTTGTAAATCTATCTAATGCCATAATTATAATCTTGGAATGTAACGGTTAAAATTCAATTTTTGTCCATATACATATTTGTTAAATATCTGTTGGACTGAATTTGGATAAATAATTCCAAATCTATTTCTTCTACCTAGGTCTGCCCATACCTTCATACGCATATACTCTATTGCCTTATATTGATTTAATAACGCCGTTTTTAGATAGTTATCAACATCTAATCGTATTTGACTTGCACGGCCGATTAAAGCAAGTACCTCTGGATCGTTTATTGCAGCATCTATATCATCTAAACTGTTTAAGAGGTTTTGAAAGTCTTCTACATTTCTAGCATTTGTAAATAAGTCATCAAAATCTTCTACTATACCTTCAGCATAGTTAAGATAATCAGTAATTTCTTGCCATCTAAGATCAATTTCAGATCCTCTTTCATACATCTCTTTAACTGGTCCTATCCATTGTGCTGAAATACAAGCGTTTAGATACCAATCATCATCCATAAATTTCCATGGTGGTAATTTATCTGTTCTACCATGTGCTACTCTCCCCATTAGTCTATTTACTACTGAAGATACTCCGAATGCAGATAATGATCCTTGTCCTGCTAATGGATGAACTGCCCACATAAATCCATGAGTCATACCAGAAAGCTGTACAATCATTTGATGGAATTTATCTCTTGCAACTGTCTTCATCCAATGCTTACCACCATTAGATACTATACGATTTTCCTCACTTTCACTAAGATCCCATCGTAATCTTCTATTACGAGAATATAATTTAAAAATATTATGCCTAGTATCTTTACGTTTTAATTTTTTCCTACGCTTCTTAACAAATTTCCAAGGTTTATCTGATCTCATTACCTTATACATTGGACTATTTGCACCTAACATATTAGTAACATATTCATTATAATTAGTTGGTAATGTATTATATAATGCTCTTGTTTCTTGTACAGTAGCTGCTACTCCTGGAAATACTTCTAATATATCATCCTTTATCGAATCTATTTGTCCTTGAACAACTGCCTCTGCAATTAAAGATCTATATTGATCTTGGTCATAATATGCAACTGAACCAGCTGGCTCATATGGTGCAAGTTCTGGAACTATAAATGGTTTTCCTCCATTTGTATAATTATCTAAATATTCAATATATTCTAATTTATCCAGGCCTCTTCTACCATCAGGTCTAATACCTGCAGCTGCAGCCGCTTCTTTATCTGCAAATTGCTCATCACCATCTGCTTCGACTATATGTGAAAATAATGACCATATTGGATCACTCTTGCCATCATCACTTATTATATCAGTTCTCTTTACATCATTTATTACTGTAACTGCTCCTGATTTGACTAATAAATTTATATAACCTCTAGTTCCATACCTACCTTGAGTTTCATTATAATCAGTAAGTGCCATCCTACCTTTATCATCTGTAAAAAGTTTTGAATTCATTTCTGCGTATAACCTCATTACAAATGGTGAACGTACTTGTTTCCAATGACCATTTATCATCATACGAAGGCCTAGGACTGCATCATCATAGCCAACATCCGTATCTCTTCCGACATCACTTGAACGATATGCATCCGGATCTGTCCAATCAAGTATAATTAGTTTACCTTCAAAAAGATCTCGTAATTTTTCTCTAGTGGTCTGACCCATAAAGGCCATGTCAAAGTATAAATCTTCTAAATCTTCTTGTTGATATAAGTCTATCCTAGGTCCCGTAGCTGTTTCAGATTCATTATTTCCTCTCAGAGCAACTGGCTTAAGGTAATCAGCTGGATCTCTTTTAAATGGCATTTTTACTTCATATCCAGATCGGAATCTTATAGACGTTGACCATTCTAAAGACCTATCTCTTACTATACCCTTACCAATCCTAGTACGAAATTCATTAATAGGAGATATATCAGGATCACCATCTCCATCCATAATTAAATCAAATTGATCGAATTGGTCTTGGTTAGCCGCCTTTACAGATGTATACTGTAGACCTTTTTCTACCAACATTACTTCCAATGTTTTATAATTTGGTATAGGATATGCAATTCCATCATCAGTAAAGAATATACAAAATATATCAGTAATATCTTCTAAATCATCTTCATCAATTTGCATAATTAATTCTGGACCTTCTTGTATATACAAGTCGTGTATATCTCGTAAAGCAAAAGGTCGGTTTGCAATAAAAATTCCAGATTCACCCTTTTCTATTATTTCTTCTACAGGTTCATCTAATGCATCTTCAAAATATTCCCATTCCTCATCTATTATCTCATCTAATTCATCTTCATCAATTGTTGGAAATGATTTTTTAATGTTATATTTAGCATATACAGGTATTTGTTTTTCTGTGCCTGGAACTGCATCTCCGTCATGTACAAGACCTTTCATTGTAGTCCCATCCTTCATTTCATGAACAAATTCTGCTGTCACATTTAATATACCTGATTCATTTCGTTTGATACGATTTTTTAATGATGCATCAATAGGATCAGCCTTCTTTTGATTAAAAGCCCTTTGTTGTGACTTTGATTGAAGTAATTCACCACTTTCAAATACTGGATCATCAGGAAATTCCTGTTTCATTATTTCTAATAATAAATCTTCTTGATTAGGTGCTTGCTCTTCTTTATTAGATTTTTCTGTATATCTATTTCCCATATTATCTCACTACCTTAAAATAAAAATCATCGAATGTTTGTGTATCCTTTGTTCTTACACATTTTAATTGTATCTTGTAATATCGTTCTGGCATAAATGAATCCATTCTTAAGTCAAAATAATTTCCACTAGCATCACTTGATATTTTAGTTTTTGATGCACCATATGTTATTTCATCTTGTATAATAACATCATCTGTTACTGAATCATATATTGAATATGAACTTGATGCAGGAAGTCTTTCATTTGTCTGATAAAATGATGATGTTGTGTAAGCCTTTGATGGAAATTCTGGGCGGACACCTATCCTAAATCTTGCAATATCAGATGCTCTATACTCATTTTTTATATTTTTTATATACGGTACATATGAATCTGATGTTATATTATTTGTATTCAGAAATTCATTATTTAGATCATCCCAACATACTTCTAATCTTGGAATATATATTGTATGAGATTCTCTACTAAAGAATTGTAGCTTACCTAATACTTCCCCAGATAATTCATCTGGCTGAGGTCGTTTAATAATAAATCCATTATTTGGTCTATCACCTTTTATCCATCCTCTAACTATTGCAGTTACATCCATTCGTATATCTGGTGATTCATTTTGGAATGATTGTAATCCAACACCTCCATCTATACCCGTTACAATGTATGTACCACCGCCGGCTAATTCAGTTGCCCCTGTACCTTGTTCTGAAGCATCTCCGGCTACAGGATTGCCACTATTAGCAGAACCAGTTGCCCATAATGTAGCTACATCAGCTGAATCTCTATAATACCATGAAGCTCCATATTTCTGTACAGGAATATCAGAATAATTTCCTCCCCCGTTTACCCATGACTCTGAAATTGGAAAGGCGTTTATATTATATGATTGTAACAGATCGGTTGCATTTGCTGCATATAATTTAATAAATACAGAAGATGATAGATTATCTGTATGCGGCATTGGAATATCACCATCTACAACTGATTGGGATAATGTTGTTATCTCGGTACCAAAATCTAATAAGATTCTACTATTATATGTATTAGCTTGTATTTCTCCATTAAGTTTAGAACCTGAAGCTATTTTTGTTAATTCTAATATTTGATCTATGCCAGTATTTTGTTCTGTATAGTTTTCGTATAATGTTGTATCTTTCTCTGCGTAAAATAATCTAATCATGGTTTATCCCTTAAGGTTTTATTACTCTTCCTGAAATATCCGAATTTGGATATTTAAGTTCAAATATACTTGGATCTAATGATGGATACACTATTCCATTTTTAGAAGCCGTTTTAATATCATATACATTTCCAGAATAACCTGCATCCATATTGAATAAGTTTTTAATTTCAACGGATGCAACACTTTGTACACCAGCAACCGAATCTAATTCTGTGGTTAGATTTGAAAGATTGATTGATCCATTTATTTGCATTTTATCAGAACTAAGAAGTTGTTTTAATCTTTCAATACATTTTAAAATCACTTCATGACTATTTTGATTTGGTTTGGTAATTACTTCAAAGTCAAGGCCTATATTAATAATGTAAGCATCTTTAATATTTATTGCATCTGTAAGTAATCTATGTTCGGATAGGTATGTCCTTAAATTTTCTTTAGTTGCCATGTTAAGTGTAGTTAAATATTTATTACTATCATATCCTAAACAATACATATTTAATGCTAATGGATTACTCACAACATCACGAGGATAATCTTTATCAGTCGAATCCAATTGAGAATCTCCTACAATATAAACCTTTTCAATTGAACCATACCTTGCTGGCATTGAATATGTACGTACAATGTAATCCTCTCTTGTTACGGCTCTATTTTGTGCAGCAAATGCAGCTGCTGCTTCCATACGAACATTTTCTAAATTAGG